GTGCAACCACAGGCACTGTGGTTGGTAATGTCACAGGTAACGTGACGGGCTACATCATTCTCCCAGCGGCTGACCCTGAAGTGGTTGGGGCTTTGTGGAACAACGCTGGCACGATTACCATTTCCGCTGGCTAATTAGCTCCCCCGCTTCGGCGGGGATTTGAACCTACAAGGAGCTAATGATGAGCGCAAGCAATATCCTCGCAGTCACAAAGATCGCTGACGGTGCCGCTATTTCTGGCCGCACTCGAGTCAGGGGCCTTTATTTCACATGCACGGGCACTGCCTCTTCGTTTTCGTTGAAGAATGGCACAACGGGTGCAGCCGCCGCTTTAGTTACAATTACCACCCCCGCAGCCGCGGGCGGTTATGACCTCCATATCCCAGAACAAGGTTTCTTATTTGACGCCGGTGTGTTCGTGGACGTGGCAGATGTTCAAGTTACCAGTGTTACTTTAATGTTCGAGGGCGGCGCTGCCGCGTAAGCCATGGCTACCTCAAAAGGGATGGGCATAAAAACCTCTGTTAAGTCTGGAAATTTTCGCCCGACAAAAACAGGAGCAGGTATGTCGGAAAAGGGTGTAAAAGCCTACCGCAAAGCCAATCCCGGCAGTAAGCTGAAGACGGCCGTGACGGAAGACAAACCTTCACCGGCTCAAGCCAAGCGCCGTAAATCCTACTGCGCACGTTCAGAAGGCCAGATGAAGCAGCATCCTAGGGCGGCAAAGGATCCAAATAGCCGATTGAGACAAGCACGTAAACGATGGAAGTGTTAAGCGATGGAAATGACAGTGTGGAACATAGTGCTAACCATCCTTTTTGGCGTGTTGGCTTATATTATGCGTGATAAATTCAACGAGATTTCACGTCTGGGAACACTTTTGAACCGCACGCGTGAAGAAGTGGCGCGGGATCACATTACTCGACAAGAATTTCGAGCAGACATGCAACAACTCATGGACAGATTTGACCGTCTAGAACTTAAGATAGACAGGTTAATGATTGAAAAAGGTGCTAAAAATGGCTAAGCCTGGATTATATTCCAACATTAATGCAAAAAAAGAGCGCATTAAAGCGGGTTCTGGTGAAAAAATGAGAAAAGTAGGTAGCAAAGGAGCGCCGACCAAAAAGGCGTTTGTTCAATCAGCTAAAACAGCTAAAAAGAGGTAATTATCATGGCTCAACGTGGAATGGGTGCTGCAACTAAAGGCGGCGGTGCGGCTGAAAAAGGCCCCAAAAACAAAATGATGAAGGAAACCAGCAAAACAACTGGTCCCGTCATGATGGCAAAAGGCGGCATGACTAAAGGCTATGCAGGCGGTGGCATGATGACTAAAGGTTATGCTGCAGGCGGTGCTGCAATGAAGTCAAAAGGCGCTGCAATGGGTGGTGCAATGAAAAAGAAGAAGTCAGGTAAATAATGGCCTACTTAAACAGCAACATACCTTACTTTAAGTGTTGGGTTCGGCGAGAGTTTACAAATATGCACCAGAAGTATCAAGGTGAGTATTTGCACGCTCTAGCCGTTGCTGTTACCACAATGCCCGACCGTTGTTTGAGTTTTCAGTTGGTGTTCACGGGTTGTGAAAGCAACGCGGATGACTCTGAGAACGTTCATGGTGGTGCAATGTGGGCACGTATGCCTATCACAGCATTGGTGGGGGACATCCCGTTGGAGGAGTGGCCAGAACGTATGCCCACTCACGCTGTTCAACCATGGGATTGTCCGTCGCATCACCACTCTGTGATTAAATTTGAACGCACGTCGCCTAGTCCGTGGTTGTGTAAGATCGGTGGGGAGTTTTACACAGGTCGTTACATGTTTACGGTGGATTATGCCGAAAGCGAAGTGGCGGACTGCCCCGCGCAGCACAAGCAAAGCCATGTATTGGTTTTGACGGATGCGGGCAAGTGGACAGGGAACATTGTGGCCTTACCCAACAATCGGGTGAGAGTAACAAGCCCTGCGTTCTGGGAAACAGGCAAGGGTGCGCCTGATTTCAAGCCTAGCCAGTGGATTCACTGCGCTGAGCAGGACGATACGTACATGGACCCAACGGTGACCTTTGACAACCTCTATAGTGACACCAAAAAATGACAACCTCTGGAACGACTGCGTTTGACTTAGACATTGATGACCTTGTAGAGGAGGCATACGAACGTCTGGGCATGCGCATGACCAGTGGTAACCAGCTAAAAACGGCGCGTCGGTCGTTAAACATCTTGTTCTTGGATTGGGCAAACCGTGGGTTGAATTTGTGGACGATTGAGCAGGCTATTTTGCCTATTGTCCAGGGTAACAGTGTACTTGCATTACCTTTAGACACGGTCAACGTGCTAACGGCGGTCATCCGCGATCCAAGCACCACTCCCTCAATTGACATCAGTGTTGATCGGATCAGTCGTGCTGAGTACTTGAACGTTCCCGACAAGACCACACAAGCGCGGCCCTCGCAGTTCTATATTGAGCGCACAAACGTGCCGAAGGTTTATTTATACCCTGCGGCCGATAAGGCTTATAATCTAATCTACTACCGCATTCGTCGTATTCAGGATGCGGGGGACTACACGAACACCACGGACGTGAACTTTAGGTTTTTGCCGTGCATGGTCGCCGGGTTGTCTTATTACCTGTCGCTGAAGTTTTCGCCTGAGCGCGTGGGACCTTTGAAGCAGCTGTACGAGGAAGAGTTTGCGCGTGCGGCGGCGGAAGACAGGGATACGGCGAGCTTTTTCGCTGTTCCTGACGTAGGGTACTGAAATGGCTTACGCCACAGGTAAGTTTGCGTTAGGAATCTGTGACTACTGTGGTCAGCAGTACCCTTTTAACGTCTTACGGAAAAACTGGCGTGGATTCAAGGTATGCCCCGACGATTACGAGCCAAAGGAGCCTCAACTCGAGCCTCTTAGACATGTGTCAGACGCCGTGGCACTTAACCAGCCTCGCCCTGACCGCGCAGAGCCCCTTACTGTTTATGTGGGCGCTCCCGGTGATAGCCTTTTCGAGAGCGTTGGGAGTGCAACCGGAACAAATGACATGCGGCCCGCTACAGTGGATAATGCCTTGGTACTTCAACTCCAGCTTGGACAAGTGACGGTGACAACGACATGACTTACGACGAACTTGTAACCAACATTCGAAATTACACGGACGTAGACGCCAATGTCTTGACCGCGCCTGTGATTGACACTTTTATCTTGATGACGGAAAACCGCATCTTGCGTGAAGTGGATCTGGACGTGTTCAAGAAGGAAGTCACCGGCAACCTAACACCCACGAACAAGTTTTTGTCTACGCCTACGGATATCTTAACCCACCGTTATTTGATGGTAACGGATGACGAGGGTCATCAGATCTTTTTGGATTTCCGCGATACATCGTTCATGAAGGAATATTGGGCCGATGGCAGCGCCACTGGTATCCCGAAGTATTATTCGGTGTGGGATCAGAACACGTTTTACGTGGCACCCACGCCAGACAACAACTATGCTGCGGAGCTTGGTTATATATACAAGCCTACTGCGCTGTCGGCCACAAACACGACCACTTGGATTAGCTTGAATATTCCAGAAGCGTTGATGTACGGCTGTATTGTCCAAGCGTACAGCTACACCAAGGGCCCAGCAGAGATGATGGCGTACTTTGAGCAATCATATAAACAGGCGATCCAAGGCATCGGTATTGAGCAGCAGGGTCGTCGTCGTCGGGATGAGTACAGGGATGGCATGATTCGCTTGCCGCTCCAATCCGTATCACCTGGACCATAAGGTAAACGACCATGGCTTTTTCAGGAAACCAAATCTGCGACACGTTCAAGACAGAGCTGCTTGAGGGCTTGTTTGACTTCAAAGCAGGCACAGCGGATGTGTTCAAGATTGCTTTGTACACAGCGGATGCAACACTTAACGCCTCTACCACTGCTTACACAACAGCCAATGAGGTTGTGGCAGCGGGCTACACGGCCGGTGGTATTGCTCTGACCCCAGTGGTAGCAAGTTCCAGTGGCGTGTCTTTTGTGAGCTTTGACAACGTAACTTGGAACGCGGCATTGACCGCACGTGGCGCATTAGTCTACAAGGAAGAAGCTGGAAATCCAGCGGTTTTTGTTCTAGACTTTGGGGCTAATAAGGTTTCATCATCCTCGTTTGTGGTTCAGTTCCCACCTGCGAACAACACCTCGGCAATTTTACGCCTCGCGTAAGGAGTTAAACATGTTAGTGAATCAAGCAAAATCTACCGACGCTGTGGCAAGCCAGTTGACGCGCACGTTGGAATCAAAAGACAAGGTCTCCGCGGGTGGCGTGTTCACCATTCAGTGTTTTGACAAAGACGGCGTCCTTAAATGGGAAGCGACCAAGAATAATTTGGTTGTCAACGTCGGATTAAAAGACATGAATGACAAATACTTTAGTGGTAGCGCCTACACCGCCGCTTGGTATATTGGTTTATACGGCGCAGGTGCTTCAAACAACCCTGCCGCTGGTGACACAATGTCTTCTCATGCTGGTTGGGTAGAAGTTACTGCTTATTCACAAGCAACACGTCCTGCGGCAACATTTGGTGCAGCTACAACCGCTGATCCTTCTGTCATCAGTAACTCAGCGTCTGTTGCAGTGTTTACAATCAACGGCACAACAACTGTTGGCGGTGCGTTCTTGACTAGTAACAGCACTAAAGGTGGCACAACAGGTACATTGTTCTCGGCGTCTGACTTTACAGCCCCCGGTGATCGTAGCGTTGTAAGCGGGGACACATTGAATGTTTTGTACAGTTTCTCTCTTGACGCAGCGTAATTAAGGGAGTATCCTTCTAGTAATTAACCAGGGGGATACATGAAAAAAGAACTTTTAAGTATTTGGCGAGCTATGCACAATCGTTGTTACAACCTCAACCAAAAATCGTACCAACACTACGGTGCGCGGGGTATTTTTGTAGAGGAAAGTTGGCATGGTAAACAAGGGTTTGCTAATTTCGTAAGGGACATGGGAGAGCGACCAGAAGGCGGAACCATCGACCGTATTGATAATAACAAAAGTTATTCGCCACACAATTGTCACTGGGCTAATGCTTTTGAGCAAGCTAAGAACAAAAGAAACAACCGTTGGATTACATCTAACGGGGAAACAAAACATCTTGCGGAGTGGGCAAGAACTCTTGGATGCAACCCTGCTGCAATATTGGCGCGGATTGCATCAGGCATGAAGGAGGAAGAAGCTGTTACTAAGCCTATTCCAGAACGACCAAATGCTAAGTTAACTATGCAGGACGCTTTGTATGTTAGAGATTCCTACCCCATGCTGACCATGCAAGCTTTGGCGATAAAACTCAAGGTGAGCAAGAAAACAATCTTGAACATTATTCATAACAAAACATTTAAGGAGCACTAAATGGCTACGAAATTTATTAAAGGCGAGATTGTGCAGGTTGCAAGTGTCTTACCAACAGGTCCGATTGAAAAGCTTCGCATGGATGAGGAAGGTAATTTCTTCTATCTAATTAGCTGGTCTGACATAGATGGTAAAACACAGCAACGCTGGTTTGCGGAAACTGAACTTACCTCAGCGTAAAGAGTATGTTTGGTTTCACTACCTTTAGTGAAGTACCCTTCTCTGCATTAGTAGCGGGAGGAGCTGTCTATGATGCTTCGATCGCAGAGGTTGTACAAGCATCCGAGGCGGTTAGTGCTCAAGCTATTTTTAACACTGTGTTCCAAGACACAGTTAGTGGTGTTGATAGCCAATCTACGGTTTTGGTGTATACCGTTACTGTGCAAGAAGCAGGGCAAGCTTTAGATGTGTTTTCAAATAATGGTAACTTCTTTTTAAATATCAGTGAAACGAGCGTTATTACAGATACCCCTAGCAATATAGGACAGTTCTTTTTAAATATCAGTGAAACGAGCGTTATTACAGATACCCCTAGCAATATAGGACAGTTCTTTTTAAACGTGAATGAGTCCATAAGCATTACAGACTCTGCCTTTGCAAGATATTTATGGGAGTTAGTTGATGATAGTCAGACAACTACTTGGACGTTAATTAATACTGTAGATTAAGGAAAAGATATGGCTTTGATCGTTAAAGATAGGGTTCGCGAAACCACCACTACTACAGGGACTGGGACGGTAACTCTTGGTGGCGCGGTAAGTGGCTTTCAAAGCTTTTCCGTAATTGGTAATGCAAATACTACTTACTATACAATTGTTGATGCTATCGCGGGTTCGTGGGAAGTGGGTATTGGAACGTATACCTCGTCTGGCACTACGTTAGCCAGAGACACAGTCTTAGAGTCCTCCAATGCTGGGTCGCTTGTAAACTTTGCGGTAGGTACAAAAGATGTCTTTGTCACTTACCCTGCCGAGCGTTCCATGTATGTTGACGGCACTACAATCACCCCAGCAATTTCGGCGACACTTCCAGTAGCTAACGGCGGTACAGGTGCTTCCAATGCAACCG